AGCGGCGAAGACGCCGGCATGGAAGCGCGGTTCACCACCACCAGCGTCGGCGGCCGCAAGGCCGTGCAGGCTCTGGCTGTGGAGATCGCCGCGCAGGTCGAGAAGGACCAGTCCAAGCCGGTGCCCGTCGTCAAGCTGGGCAAGGACCACTACACGCACAAGAGCTACGGCCGTATCTATACGCCGGTGTTCGAGGTCGTGGAGTGGGTCAGCATGAACGGCGAGGCCGACGAGGCTGCGCCTGAGGCTGCGCCTGCTACTGGTCGTCGTCGTCGTTCGGCCTAAGTGAGAATAGGGGGTGTCCAGAATCTGGACGCCCCCGCCTTTTTTATGAAATTCGGATCAGTTTGTAGCGGCATTGAAGCCGCTTCTGTGGCGTGGGGGCCGCTTGGCTGGACAGCGGCGTGGTTCAGTGAGATTGAACCGTTTCCCTGCGCGGTGCTTAAGCACCACTACCCTGATGTGCCCAACTTGGGTGACATGACCAAACTACCCGACCTGATCCGCAGCGGTCAGGTTGAAGTGCCCGACCTGCTGTGTGGCGGCACGCCTTGCCAAGCCTTTTCTGTTGCCGGTCTGCGCCAGTCGCTGAACGATGAGCGCGGCAACTTGTCCCTTACTTTTTGTGAGATCGCAGATGCAATCGACGAACAGCGAAAGTCCATCATCTTCTGGGAGAACGTCCCCGGCGTCCTCTCAACCAAAGATAACGCATTCGGGTGCTTTCTGGGAGCACTTGCCGGCGAAGATGACGCGCTCGTCCCGCCAGGGGGCCGATGGGCAAACGCTGGTTTTATTGATGGTCCCAAAAGAGCAGTCGCGTGGCGAATCCTCGACGCCCAATATTTCGGAGTGGCCCAACGACGCCGCCGTGTGTTCGTTGTCGCAAGTGCTAGAGCAGACTTCGATCCCGCAGCGGTTCTTTTTGAGTTCGACGGCGTGCGCCGGGATACTGCGCCGAGCAGAGAAGCGCGGCAAACAGTTACCGGAACAATTGAAGCAAGCCTTGGCCGCAGTCGCGGCGCGGGAACACCCACAGCCGCAATCTGCCCCACCTTGCGAGCAGGCGGCAACCGCACTGGCGGCGATAGACCGCCAGGCACAGACGTCGACACCGCCGACAGCCTTATCGCCATGTGCCTCAACGCCGGGGGCATGAATAGGCTGGACGCCGAGTCGGAGACGCTGCTGCCGATCAACATCTACGGCGGCAACAAGCGCGTTGACCGTCCAGAGGGCGGTTTCTACGTCCGCATGGATGAGGAAACCAGCAAGACCCTAGACGCCGCCACGGGACTCAGCCCGACCTGCTCGCAGGGTGGCACGGCTGTGATGCAGGCAATGGCTGTGCGCCGCCTAACCCCCGTTGAGTGCGAGCGGCTGCAAGGCTTCCCAGACAACTACACCAACATCAAGGATAAGTGCCCCGACGGCCCACGCTACAAGGCGCTGGGCAATAGCTGGGCCGTGCCTGTGGTGCGATGGATTGGGGGGCGCATCAATGCTATGGCTTGACTTCGAGACGCGCAGCCGGGTAGACCTCGGCGCTAAGGGCGTCTACAACTACTGCCAAGACATGAGCACCGAGGTGCTGTGCATGTCCTACGCCTTTGATGACGGCGAGGTCGTCACCTGGACGCCCGACCAGCCGTTTCCCGAAGATGTGCGGCGCCACAAAGGCCCGATCTACGCCCACAACGCCGCGTTCGAACGGCTGATCTTCTCCTACGTGCTGCAAGTACCGTTCAGGCTGGAGCAGTTCTACTGCACCGCCACGCAGGCCCGTGCCAACTGCGCGCCTGGCAGCCTTGAGGACGTGGGGCGCTTCGCCAGTGCGTCCATGAAGAAGGACCACCGAGGCGCGCAACTGATCCGCTTGCTGTCGATCCCGCAGGCTGACGGCAAGTTCCGCGAGGACGCCGACCTGATGCAGGAGATGGTTGCCTACTGCGAGGCCGACGTGCGCGCCATGCGGGCTGTCTCCAAGGCCATGCGGCCGCTGTCTGAGGACGAGCTTGCCGACTACCACGTCAACGAGCGCATCAACGACCGTGGCGTGCTGGTGGACGTGGCGCTCGCCAAGGCCGCCATGCGCTACGCCCACGACGAGTTGATCGAGATCGAGGAGCGCGTGGCCGAACTGACCGATGGCGACATCACCAGCGTGCGCTCGCCTAAGATGCGCGAGTGGGTGCTTGAGCGCGTCGGTGAGCAGGCCAAGAAGCTGATGATGGTCAATAACAAGTATTCGATTGACAAGACTGTGCGGGCCAACCTGCTCGCGATGGAGAACCCCGATGAGATACCGCCCGCTGTCGCCGAGGTTATACAGTGCGCCGACGACCTCTGGGCGTCATCGGTTGCGAAGTTCAGCCGCATGGCAGACCTGGCAGACGACGAGGATTGTCGAGTCCGTGGAGCTTTTGTCTTCGCTGGGGGTGCCGCCACAGGTCGTGCATCGAGCTATGGACTCCAAGTGCATAACTTCACTCGCAAGTGCGCTAAGGAACCTGATGCAGTACGAACCGCTATGGTCCGAGGACACAACATCGTCCCAGCTTACGGACGCCGAGTTACAGATGTACTACGGGGAATGCTCCGGCCCGCACTGATACCAGCCAAGGGTAAGCACCTCGTCGTCGCCGACTGGTCGGCTATCGAGGGCCGCGTCAACCCGTGGCTGGCCGCCAGCGACCAAGGCGAGGCCAAGCTGGACGTGTTCCGCAAGCGCCTAGACCCGTATAAGGTCAACGCCGCTGCGACCTACAGCGTGGCCTATGACGACGTGACGGGCGAGCAGCGCCAGGTCGGCAAGGTGCAGGAGTTGGCCCTCGGCTTCGCCGGGGGCGTGGGGGCGTTCGCTGCGATGGGCCGGGCCTACGGCGTCCATTTCGAGGAGGCGCAGGCCAGGCGCATCGTCGAGGCGTGGCGCCGCGCTAACCCGTGGTCTGTTCGCTTCTGGCAGCAGCTAGAAGAGGCGTACACCCGCGCCATGCGTAACGTCGGGCATGAGTTCTACGCCGGGCGCGTGGCGTACATGTTCGACGGGCAGCACCTGTGGTATGCCCTGCCGTCGCGGCGCGTGCTATGCTACCCCTACGCTCGGCTTGATGGCGATGGGGTGACTTACGCCAAAGCATCTTGGAAGCCCGCCGCCGACGCGACAGAATGGCCCCGAGCGCGCCTTTGGAAAGGGCTTGCGTGCGAGAACATCACCCAAGCCACGGCCAACGACATCTTGCGCCACGCCCTGCGACAACTCGACGGCGTGGTGCTGCACGTCCACGACGAGATCGTCGTCGAGACAGACAATCCCGAAGCCGTCAAGCAGGAGATGGAGCGTATCATGTGCTCCCCGCCTGCATGGGCCGAGGGCATCCCGCTGGCCGTTGAGGCCGAGATCATGACGAGGTATGGGAAATAAAAACGCCCGGTTGCAGCCGGGCGTCTTCACCAAAGGAGCTATTGATGGATTTCTTGGAGTATATGACAAATCTCGCGCCCGAGGGCGAGACGTTCTTGGTTGTCAGGCAAAAGCCACAGCTAAAGGACGGGCAGATGCAGTACCACGCCGACGGCGCGGTCAAGGCCACCTGGCCGGCGTTCCTGCCCACGCACAAGATGAAGGACGGGCAGTCCTGGTACGGCAACACCGCCAGCTTCATCGTTGACCGCTTCACCGACGGCAAGGTCAGCGCCTCGGCGGCCAACTGCGAGTACGTCCTGTGTATGGTGCTCGACGACGTGGGCGACCCTGAGAAGGCGCCCAAGACCCCGCCGCTGGCCCCGACGTGGATCATGGAGACGAGCGAGGGCAGCGTCCAGTGGGGCTACGCCTTCGGCCTGGACGACCAGCCGACCAAGGCCGAGTACAGCGCGGCCATCTTGGCGATCGCCGAGGCCGGCTACAGCGACCGTGGCGCGATCAACCCGGTGCGTAACTTCCGCCTGCCCGGTTCAGTAAATCTCAAACCTGGCCGCAACAGCTTCGCCTCGCGCCTGGTCGAGTTTCACCCGGAACGGCAGTTCACCCTGCCCCAGATATGCGAGGCGCTCGGCGTCACCCCGGCCGAGGCCGGCAGCAACCCCTACCGCCCGATCCGCGTGTCCGACGACGGCGCCGACGACGTGCTGGCGTGGCTCTCCGGTCAAGGGCTGGTGTTAGCCAAGCCCAACGCGCAGGGCTGGGCCGGCGTCATCTGCCCCAACAGCGCCGAGCACAGCGACGGCAACCCGGAAGGCCGCTACAACCCGTCCATGCGGGCGTTTTGCTGCCTGCACAGCCATTGCATCGATTTGGACAGCAATACGTTTCTTGAGTGGGTGGCGAGCCAAGGCGGCCCGTCCCACGCGCCTGGTCTGCGCGATGAGCTGCTGGCATCGATGATGGCCGGCGCGCTCGACAAGCTGCACCCTACTGAGGCGTTCCCCGACGAGGCCAAGCGCGTCATTGCTGAAGTGGAGCGCAAGGAGTTGGGCCGCACGACGATGGCCGACTGGTACAAACGCTTTTGCTACGTCCAAGAGGGCGACCACTACTTTGACCTGCAAGACCGCCGCGAGATCAGCCGCAGCACCTTCAACGCGCTATTTCGGCACATCGAGTGCCGGTCACGGTTCGGCAAGAAGCCTAAGATCGAGGCCAGCTATTGCTTTGACGAGAACCGTCAGGAGATGGGCGCCCGCGCTCTGGTCGGCATCACCTACGCCGCCGGCGAGGGCGTGCTGGTGGCGCGTGACGGCGACGTGTACGGTAACCGCTGGCGCGACGCCCGGCCGCCGATCGACGCCGATGCTGGCGCCGACGTCAGCCCCTGGCTAGCCCACTGC